TAGTGGACCAAAACCTTGGGGCTATAGAACGGAGCCGGTCCACCCCCTAGGGCCATCTCTATAAAAAAAGCACCCCGTCCATGGTCGGAGCGGGGCGCGATATAAACGGTCAGGGCAGGAGGGTCAGGATCAACTTATAGATGCCATGGTAGTGGATCGCGGTATACACGATGGCAACGATGGCAAGCGGATCACGGTAGACGGGTATGTTAGGACGTGGCATTGGCCACCTGCCAGCATACAATCACGGACACGACGACGGCGATGATGATCATGGTACTCCCTCCGATGGGTGGCAGGGCACACGTTGTTTCATGTGCCCCGCTGTAGGCGTCAGGCAGCGGCGAGCAGCGCTTCGACGGCCTTGCGGGTGGCGGCATTGTCAGGGAAGACGTGCTTGGTGCCGTCCTTGAACAGGGCCTGCCATTTGTCGATATTGCGGCGAATGCGAGCGCGCAGGGTCTTGGGGTTCATCTTGTGCTCGGCGGCGAGGTCGACCGTGGTGAACGTGCCACCTCCTGCAACGCGAACAGCTTTCACGGCCTTCGGTGCGGCGTCAACGGGTTTGGCGGGTTTTGCGATTTTCGTGGTCATGGTGTGTTTTCCTTTTATCACATTGTCGAGCGCGTCATTGCGTTTCGATGTATTCAATATAGTACCGAATGCAGGAGCTGTCAACAGAAATCTTTAGCCAACAGTTAGTTTCTTGTTTGAGAACGGTGACCACTTGGTACGGCGATGGCCGCACCGTCTGCGTAGAGCATACGGCCCTGGCTATGTAGAGCTGCGGCCCTGTCTGCACGGTATTGTGGCCCTGCCCTAATACGGCCGCGCCCGCGTATGGCCCTAACCCCGGGGCCTTAGTTAAAGACTGTATTGACAGCCTCAGAGCCAATCACTCTCGAGCCATTCCCGGAATTCCGAGACTCCCATTTCAGCGATCACGGCACGGGCCAAATCACGGTCCGACATATCAGCGGCCATCTCGCAGGCTAGCTCCCACAGGGTCGATTGCTCGTCCTCGGTGAACGTCTCCAGAGCTTCCATGCCCCGCAGCACCTTCGGGCCAGCCTCCAGCGTTACGAACTCCTCCGCCCGATCATCCCAGACCGTTACCCAGTGGAATTCCCCACGGTCAAATTCCCCACAAATCTCACTCTGGCGAACCGCTCCGTGACCATCAGTCCAGTTGTGTATCATGATCCCACACCCTCATAGAAGGTCTGGATTTTGAAGAAGTGAGTGATGTCGTCGGGGTCCAGCCTCTCAACTTCAGCCCTGACAGCATCAAGTGCGTTAGCGGCCCACGCCGTCATCACCGACTCAGCGACCTTGCGACAGTCATCCAGTGACGGCCGGTTCATAGCGACTCGCCGGGCCAATTCCTGGTCATCGTACATCATCTCGACAATCAAGTTCGTGGCCTGATCATCCAGATGCCGCGGGAAATGCGGAAAGCGTTGGTGAATGTGTTCGAGCATTTCAGTTCTCCTCTGCTTCCAGTAGATCCATCATTTCACGCAGGAATGCCATGCGAGCAGCTTTGAACCCAGTGACCTCACCAGTCTCAGGATTGCACTGGCATTGATCCAGAATGACATCTTCGAATTTGTCCTCGATCATTGCCAGTGCCGCGGCAACCTCGTTAGTATCATACGTCATTTCAGTTCTCCTTTTCATTGCACACACGATACAAGACACAACATTCCCGTGTCAACAGTGGTCTGTAAAAAGAATTTTCATCCCGCAGGATTTACAACGGCAGAAACATCGTATAGACTGTATTCGATTAAAGCAACAGGAACACAACATGGAGACAATCACGCTCAAGCACATATGCCGAGAGTTTGATCTTGACGCCTACCCTCTGAGGCAAAAGCTAAGGGCCAAGCTCAAACACAAGCGCAACCAACGCTGGCAATGGTCCTCAGACGACCCCCAGCTGCCGCAAGTGCGAGAAATCGCCAAAGCTATGAAGGAGAAGCTTAATGGAGAGTGAGCACGTATCCTCCCCTCACAGACCACCTCGGTACCATCTGTTCTTCAAGACCAACGACCGGCTGTTCACTGCGGCCTTTCGTACCGTCTATGCAGCCCATACAGCAGTCACCGAAGTGCTGACCGGCTGTGCAGAGCACGGTATCCTACCCGTCTGGGCAGACAGCAGGACGATCATCCTCACCCACCCAGACGCCACCCTCACCATCCGGGAGCACAATCTCGAGGAGATCATCGAGTACACCCCGAAGAAGGATGAAGCAGAATGGCTAATTCCCTATCCCCTGAGCCTCAAGATACGCCAGCTCAGGACGTTCTGGTCCCTTTCACCTACTTCCGTATCCGAAGAATTACCGACTACTACGCCAAAGGTCAAGAAGGAACCTGCCCCTACGAGGCGGCACAAGACAACAAAAGCCCCGCCTACCTCCGACCAGATCACCGTCGCGCAGATCGCGGAACAAGCAAACATCCCACCAAACAAGGCCAGAAACATCCTGCGAAAAGCCAATATCCAAAAACCAGAGCAAGGATGGACCTTCAACATCTCAGACCCCATGGTCGAAACCATCCGAACCTTGTTGAGAAAGGGCTAGCGATCCTGATAATCATCGCCGTCATCAAAAGTCTCTTTGCGTGAGCGCGCGCGCGTGTACAAACATATACATACCCTCTATGATATAATATAATGATATCAATGACTTAATAGTGCTGGTAGACGAATACCCATAATGCGCCATCTTTGTAAGCGAAGCCCTTATTACTGAGCATTTTCAATGCCTTGATCCTACCGAGGCTATCATCACAAGTCTACCAGCACTATTAAGTCATTGAAAAGCAACAGTAATCCCATAGAGGCTATTGCGAGAGTAAATGTATAAGCGTTCGTTTTACCAGTAAGGCTAAGTGATTGACTTCGCGGGACTTTTCGTGTAATGCCTCTAGGACACAACAGCTAGGCCGAAAAATCATGAGCAAACCGAACCCACTGCCTCTACTGACCAGGCACTGCGACATCAAGCTCAGCACACTGACTATGGTGCTGCCCGCTCACTACTACAACCATCCTGCCAAGCTGCACAGGCTCTGTAGAGCTCCTGGGCTGAAGCCTAAGACCCACAGCAAGTTGTGCCACTTGACGCTGACGAACTGGGGCACCTGTAAAGACCCCGAAATTAAGCAAGCCCTGTGGGACTGTTACTTCCCCGGCACGCCGCCGCACCTCTGGCATGTGATGTACTATCTGCTCGGCATCCCGATGAGCAAGCTGGTGGAGAAAAGCGGGCTCACGGAGAAAGCCATCAGGAAGTACCTGACTCTGCCCAAGGTTCCACAGGCGCACGTCAGGGCTATCGGCAGGTTTGCGCTCGAGTATCGGGATGCACTGAGAAGCCCCAAGCAGAAGGGCGGGCCTGATCCTCGGTACATGATCCTGCATCTGGCGATGACCGACAAATCGCGTATGTATCAGCGCGGAGAACTGTCAGAATAATGGTGATTGACCTGGCACAACGTCATATCGTATAAAGAGAACACCCGAAAACAGAGGAAACTGCTATGATCACCGTCAAGCTGCCTTTCAAGAAAGAAACCAAGAACATGCTCCAGTACCAGGCGCTCGATGCCGACAAGGACACGTCGCCCATGCCGACGGCCTATGTCCGCAAGGAGCTGCTCGGCATCAACGGCGCCTGGCCGGAGTTCATCGAGGTCACCATCAAGGGCGTGGCGAAATGAGGAGCCTCGAGGATATCCTGAACGGGCTACCCAAGATGTCGGAGGACGAGATCAAGCTATCCAAGCTGTTGTTCTCCCTCTACCATACCGGGGAGTTCGGCCACACTCGTTCACCGCTCACGGATCGTATCGTCATCAGCCTGAGGGGCCACGAGGCCAGGATTATGGAGCTTGCCACCCAATTGGCGAAGGTTGCTCATCCCAGTATGGCCGACGAGATCGGCGCGGTGACCGGTTTCCTGGCAACTCGCCCCGTAGAGTCTGCCTGGAAGTCCGTCGGTGAACTGTGGGCTGAGAAAGCCTTGGTGCATGAGGGCGAGGTCAATCCCTATATCCTATGGGCAAAGGCTTCCCTCGAACTGCAGAAACACTACTCGGACGTGGTGTTCGACCATGCCTATCATCCTCGGGAAGACGGCCCACCGCGACCGGCTATTCACGGTACGGGGGTCAACATAGTCTCGGTCAACGGCGCGATCCTGACGGTCCTGATGGAAGCCAACCTGCTGGACGGTGACTTCTTCGACCCGACCGACTACCTGGCCACCCATCAGGACAAGGACGGCTGGGTTATGTGTCTGAGGGATGGGTGATGAGCCCAACTCTCGCAGCATTCTGGAGTGTCTGGGCCATTTACCTGGCACTCCGTACTTTCCGGGAACAGCCCAGAACCACCCGCATAGGGTATTTCCTGGGATCCTGCCTTGCCGGATTAACCGCCTACGCTCTAATGGAGTGAGATGATGGTTGACCACACCTTCTATACTGAGGGGCCCGATGGCAGAGCTGATTTGCCAGTAGTCAATCAGTACGTCCCCTCTCTTATGAGGCAGCTGGGAAGTACACAGCTTACGGATTGGACTCCAGAGGGATCATCGGAAACCACAGTGATAAAGCCACTGCGTTTCCTGTGCTCCTTCTCGGCAAGGAAAGTAGCCGCCTCTATAGAGGAGGAGATAGAGTCCAGTTTCCGGAAGAGGGAGGACAAGCTCTTTCTGGGACACATACTCAAGCCGAACGCCTATGACGGATTGTCGGCTGAGGAGTTGACCGTCGACTCGATTGTGGACCTGATCTACATGCTGCCTCCGGAGTATCGTCAAAGGGGAACCTTTGTGATTTCCGCCAAGACGGAGAGGACCGTCAAGAACCTGAAGGATAGCTGCGGCCGGTTCCTACACCAAGCTGCCCCGTGTTGGGGAGTTCCGGGAAGGCTAGCTGGATATCCCCTGTTTATCAGCTCTGAGTTGGATGAGGAGGGGGAGATAGCTTTCGGGGATTGGCGAGAAGCCTATCTGGCAGTCATGAGCTCCAACACCAAGATTTACCGGGACAGCCGCAGCAGAATCGGGCATGTGGTATTCAATGCCTATCGGCGAGTGAGCGGAAGAGTCCTCAATCCAGATGCAGCCAAGGTCTTGAGATATGGCCAAAAATAAAACCGTAGTAGCCGCCACTTGCAGGTCCTGTGATAGGGAGCTGAAAATAAATCCGCATGACAAGCCCGAAGAGGCACTGAAGCGAAACCGGTGGTCCAACATCAACCTCAAAACGAAGACCGGGGTTTGCCGATCCTGTGGCAAGAAAGGACTAAGATGAAGTGCCCCGTTTGCCAGAGCCATCTTACTAGTAAGGTTAAGCTTGAAGCTCTTTACCGAGTTCTGCCTCCCACGCTCTCCATGATTGTGAGACTGATCAAAGAGCGGGGCGGTTTGACCGCTGAGGAACTGGCCGGTGAAATCTATTCCCGACTGCCTGACTCCTCTCAGCCCATGGATGGTCCTCTGGCTATTCGATCCTGCATCAAGAGAAGAGACAGACTGAAGGACCTGGGATGGGATATCGTAACGGACGGAAGTCACCCGGCGACCTATTACCTGAGGCCGATCAAACAACTGTCTCCGGAAGCATAACTCCTGTTGACAAGGGTCTCATTTGAGATTATAGTATTCCTGTAACGTGACAACACAGGAACACAATACGATGGAAGAGACTCTTGCTCGAGCACTTCGTGACCTAGCTTGCCCCGTATATCAGACATGGCTGGCGGGAAACCACGGGACGGCCGCTGCCATGCTATCCATGATCGAGCTTCGGTTCCTTCCCTATGTCATCTTCACACTCACAGTGATGGCCATCAATGAAGGCCGGCAGCGTGAGTTTTCCCGCTTCATCGAAGGACTGACCCTATGATCCCAGCCCCTCAGTATGCGGTGCTGCTCAAGGGCGAGTGGCATATCTGTCACCTGGTTCTTGCCACGGAATTCATGCAGACCGATACCCACTGGTCCGATACTCCCGTTTGGTGCGAGGTCAAAACCTCCGCATTTATCGGCCCTTACTATGATGCCGAATACGTCATCCCACTGAAAGGACCTACCCTATGACCAAGCGTATCATCAAGAAGGCCAAGAAGCCTGACTTCATCCCGACCTCGGAAACGTATCCCGTGCTCCAGGATGCCTACGACCACTTCAACGAACATATCTTCGACGGGCTGCTGCCGAACTGCCTCATCACGCTCAGCGCCGAAATGCGTAGGGCTTATGGGTACTACCGCAACCACCCATTCAAGAACACCAAGAAGAAGGATGAGGGCGCCGATGAAATTTCGCTGAACCCGTTCACCTTCTCTGGCCGTACTGATCGCGAGATCTACTCGACGCTCGTCCATGAGATGGTACATCTGTGGCAGTTCCATTTCGGCGAGCCGAAGAAAACGCCCCACGACAAGCAGTGGGCCGAGAAGATGGAGGAGATCGGATTGATGCCATCCTCCACAGGTCAACCGGGAGGCAAGCGCACAGGTCGCCGCGTGTCGCACTACATCATCGACGGCGGGGAGTTCGACAAGGCCGAGAAGAAGTTCAAAGGCGTGATCGCCTGGCGCGGTGCGCCTATCGAACGCGAAAGGAAGGGCAGCAAGCGCACCAAGTACGTTTGCCCGACTTGCGAAGTCAACGCCTACGGGAAGCCCGACCTCAACCTGGTCTGCGGCGACTGCGACGAGCGGATGGAATGCTGACATGCCGGGGTGCTGTGCAATTGCTCGTGACCGTCACTCGTTTCATGGCAGCAAGCGCTGCTCACGCGAAGGCGTAGTCGAAGCTGGAGGTAAGTTCTATTGCCGCCAGCATGATCCCGAGAGGATAGCTGCCCGTAAGGTCGAGCGCTCAGCTCTACATGATGCCAAGTGGCAGGAGCGTAGGAAGGAGATACATGGCCCAGCCATGTTCTCAATCCTCACGAAGATTGCCGAAGGGCATAACGACCCTCGATCCTTGGCCGCTGAGTTTCTGGAAAAATTCCATGGTGCTTAAATACCGCATCAAATACACATGGCCCGACGGCAGGATCCGCTATCGTAAGGGTAGCGGGCTCTGTCAGAGTTCGGACGCAGCCGAAGTGTTTACTTTGTTCGCTGCTTCTCGTATAATCAAAAAGTCCCGAGACGCCAGGATTGTGTGGGACATTCAAACGACCAAGGAAGCTTGCCATGAGAGCCCAATACTACCACTTCTATACGATCCCGAAGTCGAAGAGCGAGAGGTCGAGGAGAAGGAACATCGACGCCGTAAGAAGCGCCGCCGAAGCAAGAATAGTCCGTGATTACTGGAATGGCCTCGGCTACGAAACTGCCGTCTACATTACTCAGCAGCCCACTGCGCCCGACAATCTCCCCTTCGGCGAAAGGCTCTGGAAATGACCCGTATCAATGTCGTCCCCGTCACCGAGCTCACCGACAAGCATCTGCTCGCTGAGTATCGTGAGCTGCCTCGTGTATTCGAGTTGGCTTGGAAGTGGGATATCAAGTGTCGAGCTGGTAAACATGCAGAAGACATCCCAGACGAATACGTGCTCGGCTCCGGTCATGTTCGCTTCTTCTACAACAAGCTGTTGTTCTGCTTCAACCGCCAGTTCGACCTATATGGCGAGTGTCTTCGTCGTGGGTTCAAAGTTCAATACAACCCTGAGAAATCACGAGCTGATTTCATGAAGGCTCCCCGCCGGCTATTCAACGACTACACGCCTACACGTCACGCACTCAGGATCAATCGCGAGCGCATTGCGACACGCCTGAGCGAGGCTGCTGAGCGACGCACAGCGAAGCGCTGAGCGCACTAGTCGACATTTCATGAAGCGATGTACCTGAGCGACGTGCTAAGCGCGTCCTCAGCTGTCCTTTGAGGACTTCTCGACGAGGAAGGTTTGACGCTTGACGCCTCGTCCTCGTGATATCTTACGGAGTCCTAGTTCCGCAGCTGCCTTGCGAATTGACAGCTCGCTGATGGATCGGGTATCGGCGTTCTTCAGCAGGGAGTAGTAATTGACTTCGCCGTCCTTGAGCATCTCCCTGATCAGGTCAGCGGCAATGTTCTTGGACCCGTCCTCTTTCTTGTTGGCGGTCCCCACGATATCGTCAGAAGCATAGTCCACATGGCCATAGTAGCTCAGCTGAGATCGGTTCTTCTTACCCAACGTCTCGGGCAGAGCCTCGATGGTGTAACCCAAGGACCCGAAGAAAGGTGATAGGTTATTCTTGGTACAGGCCACTACTCGGACATCGGCTTCTTCGGGGTGCCATCCCACAGTAGCAATGATACGAGCGACCCCCGCAAAAGCAATGGAGCCATTGCCGGCATACAGCGCCTTTCCTGAAGATGACTTGTTGAGGTGCCTGACGATATTCAAGGAGAAGTTGTACTCCTCAGACAGATCCTTCAACACCTGCAGCGCCTGCTGAGTTTCGCTAGCCCTATATGTGTCAGCACCCCCAATATAGAGGTTCACCGGGTCAATCACGACAACATCGGGGCGAAAGACCTCGAGGATATCCCGGCGAAAGGCCTCGATGGACTCGGGGTCATCGACACTGAAGGGTTCCGTGAATTGGGCGTAATTCTGGTGGTTCTTGAGGCCGTTGTCCGTTAAGCGAACCTTGGTCACCGATGAGGCCGCATTCTCCATATCACAGTATAACACCTTCATGGGCTTCCTGTGGACAGAGGCTTCCTCCCACGGCAATCGTAAACCGTCGCATAGGTGGATGCAGAGATACATGAGGAAGTAGGATTTGCCGATGCCGGGATCCCCCTCCCAGATGCCTGTTTGCCCCCGAGCAAGCATCTTTTCCACAATCCAATCCACCTGTTCCTCCACCACTTGGTCCATGGTGACCAGGGTGAACCTACGTTTGGTGGGATCGTCGCTTTCCTTTTCTTTCTTAGGGGCCTTGCTTTTCTTAGCCCCACCCGTAACGTGTCGACCAGTGGCCTTCTCGATCTCACGTTCCAATTGACGTTCACCGCCACGGCGCTCGGAGTGCTTATTCCACTCATTGTCCCATAGGACCGTGAAGACCTCATCCTTGGACATCCCGACTTCGAGGAGCTCGTTTATGAGTTTCCACAGAACCTCGGATCGTTTGCCATGTTGGACTTTGGGATTGGTCAGTTCCTTGCGGACCCACCTGGGTAGATCCTTCTCGTAGTCCTCGTAAATCTTCGCGGCATCTCCGCCCTCTTCCTTGCCAGTACCCGTCTCTAGAGCTGGGATCAGTTTCTCGAGTCTCTTAACCTCATATTGGGGGCCGTCTGACCATAGGATTTTGACCGAGGGCTTTTTCTTGTATTTCAGGTTCTTGGTCCCTGGTACCCTAAGGACCTGAGTACGATCCCATCCTGAATTATCTGCTCCGATATGATAGGCGAGACGTTGGTTGAGCTCCTCGGGGACCTGCTTGTCACACAGCCAATAGCCGACATATCGACCGGGAGACGACTCTATAGCTATTGTGGGTTTAAGGTCAAGGGTTTTTGGGTCGCATTCATCCAGGTCCGCATAAAGCCAGTAAGGATCTATGGCGTAATCCTTGTGTCTTCTGTCGCTGGAAAAACCATGGGGGCACATATAGACATTGTGGGTCTCCCCCTTTGATTTAGCAAACTTGATGGCCTCGCTTATCCGGCTTCGCTCGAAGAAGTTATCCCGCCAGGCTCCAGAGATACTCTTCACAGAAATACAGAAGAACTTTCCCGGGGACTTCAGCCATATTCTTCGGATAGCCGAAGTCTCATCATCGGTCCTCATTTCTGGTCGGCCTCCCGATAGTGTATTGTAGTTTCTCTTTGGATCTTTAAGCCCATGTATTCGGCAACGCGACCTTGGATGGGTCTGGTTCCGTGCAACTGATGGGATACCGCCCCGGGTGTAATTCCCAGAAGTTTGGCCAATTCACCTACCCCGCCGGCCTCGTCACAGAGGGATCTCAGTCTTACCTGAGCCTCCTGCTCGGTGATAAGGCCTTCTTTCATAACGGGATTTCCTAGGTTGACAGTGGTGTGACTTGACATTAAACTGGTCAAATGCGATAGTCAACTGTGAAAGGCTTCCAATGAATATCGTGCTCGAAGGCCCCGATGGATCGGGTAAATCGACACTCGCGCATATGATTGCGCAACACGTTCCCTTGATGTACACGCCCGGACGGGGGCCCGAACAATATAAAGGTGAGATCGTGGAAAGGGCCCGTCGATATCTCCGGATGGACAACTGTTTGTTTGACAGGCATCCCGTGACCTCGCAACCAATCTATGGGCGGTTTCGTGAAGGGGCGACGATGATCCCACAGGATGTACTGGATGAGTTCTATGCGAGGAAGCCACTCATTATCTTTTGCGACAACAACCGTGGCCTTGACAAGGGCCATGAACTCAAGGACTATGACACGCCTGAGCATGTGGGGATGATCGAACGCTTCGACCATCAAATCCGAGCCGCCTACAGGGTTTGGGCGGCAGTTCATGCGGACTATCGCTATGAGATCGGCGATGAGATCGAACCCATCATTCAAGCCTGCAGGGAGTACTGCAATGCCAAATAGGCTATACCTTCACAAGAAAACCGGTCATGTCTACGAAGTCATTTCGACCAGGGGGAAGATCGAAGCCACATGGGAGAATGCGGTCATCTATCAGCGTCATGGCGACCCAGACGGCGAATTGATTGCTCGACCGTATGATGAGTTCTTCGATGGGCGTTTCCAGTGCATCGGTGAAGTGGTCGAGGCCCAGCCATTCAACCCGTTGCGAGATATCGCCGAGTTCCATGACAAGTTCGATCTACCAGCACCAACTACGATGGGCGCACTCGACAAGGAGACCATGGAGTTCCGCCGCAAGTTCCTTCAAGAGGAACTGGATGAGTGGTGGAAGCACCAGTGTGCCGCGTATAACGAGACGACCCACAATCTTATGGCGAGGGATGCCGCGAACTATACCTTCCATCTGGAAGAAGCTCTCGATGGTATGGTGGATCTGGCCTACGTTCTGTTCGGCACCGTTCATCTTCATGGTTTCGGGACCGTCTTCGCGGAAGCATGGCGTCGTGTCCATGTCGCCAACATGCAGAAGGTCCGAGCTGAACTCGATACTCAAAGCAAACGAGGTTCGTCGCTCGACGTGGTGAAACCCGCCGGCTGGGAAAAGCCGTCGCACACTGACCTGGTCGAGGAAAACGACATCCACCAACCCCACTTCGATAGAGCGTAAGACAAACGGCGTTGCACTCAACTTTCGGATTGAGTATGATACACGCGGGAGAACAACTATGGACCTGAACAAAAAGCAGATCGAGACTGAGGGGGACATGCACATGGCTATGAGTGCCGTGCAATCTGCCTGTCAGCTGCTCGGTACATTCGACTGGCAACACCTGATCGACCAGACCAACTTCTTTGAAGGGGCCGGAGCAGTGATCCACCCTCAGGTCTTCTTGGCGATGAGGCGCGATCCCCAATGGGATCAGAAAAAACAGCTGTTCCTGGCCGCCGCTACGTTTGTCGGCCAAATCGAGAACATCCGAAAGCAGCTGGGAGTTCCCGATGAAGTCTGATTGGATCCGGTTCTGCCTGGATATGATGGCTACGCCGGCTCAAGAGACTTCCGGTGCCCGCAAGATCGTCAGCAACGTGGTCCGCACCTTTACGGATGTTCGTGATGATTTGGAAATGTCCCATGCCGGGTACACCAACAGCAAGATGGCCATGCTCAAACGACTCTATCTGGTCGAGGAGTCCAGGGATGCAGTTGTGCCACTGTGGAAAAAGCGTTTGGGTCAGAGGAAGTATGGGAGTGTTTCTTTCACCTGTCACGGGCACGTCACGAAGAGCGATCCTAACAAGGGCAGCAAGCGAGCCTCTGTGCTTACGCCGTGTATCCAGTCAATGTCTCTGACCTATCACGGGGATCATACAACCGAGGCTCATGCCTTCTATCGAACGACCGAGGTCTTCAAGAAATTCCCGGCAGACCTGGTATTCATCAGGGATGTCCTTCTGCCCCCCTTCAATTTCGATCCTGCGCCGCTGACCAAGTTGACGTTCTTCTTCGCCAACGTGACGGTGCATCCCATGTACTTCGCAACGCTGGCGCCGAACCTGGACGATCCCATCGCCGCTCTTGAGGCCATCGAGAAGGTCGATCCCCATTTTTGGACATGGTGTGTGAAATGGACCGCTCGGTATACTATCCCCGAGTACCACCGCGGGATCCAAAAGTACGCCCAGGGTATGAGAGTCCACACTATGTTCCACAGGCTGATGAACCCCCATGTGCTCGAGGAACTAACAGAATATGTGGGGGATAACCACCCAGGAATGAAAGACGATTACATTGACCCGGATGAGGAAGGGGAGGACTGATGTCAAGGAATAAGACCACCGAAACAAGCGCGGAGGAGAAGGCCCTCCGCGAACTGCTCAGGGCTGAGCAGAATGAATGGGCTGGGAGCATCAGTCGGCAGGATCTTCATCGAATTGCCGAAAGGCTTCGGGGGAACCTGAGAGGGGGCAAATGATGAAGGTTCTCCCTTTTAACTATCTGTCGGGACGGGACAGTTTCCGACGCATCCGGGCCCACACATGGAACCTATTCCTGACCCATTCCCACAATGTTCCATCTTCGCCCTGGCAGGGACTTGACCCGCGACCCGAGTTCTCCACCTATGAGTTGATGAACTACACCTTTACCCACTCGCTTGATGGCATCGAGGATCTTCAGCATTGGCGCGAGGACGTGAAACCCAATCTGCCATGGGCCGACAATCACTTCGAGGAGCGCGTCTGTGGTGCGCCGATCAACCCCGGCGTTGAATGGGCGAACTGGCCTTGGGGTACAAGTGCCGACAAGTTCCGTGATATAAACGGGATGTTCAACCACAACTACATGGAACGCTACTGGCCGAAGTACGCCGGCAAGGCTGCCGAACCTACGAAGACGGCGGATGAGTTCGTGCGCAGTCACGAGCAATTCCTCGAGGACGTTGGCTATGACCTGCGCGAGCAGGGAGTACGCCGCGGCATCAGGAACGAATATGGTGACCTGAACGACTTGGTCGGTCAACTCGTCAAGAACCCCCTTTCTCGTCAGGAATGGTTCCCGATCTTCCATCCCGAAGATGTGGGCGAAGTTGTCGGTGGTCGAAAACCGTGCTCACTCGGCTATCAATTCTGGGTGCGTGGTGGCAGGCTGCATGTCTACTATCCACTTCGATCCTGCGACTTCTTTCACCACATGCAGGACGATATCTACCTGACCATCCGGCTGCTTCTGTGGGTCCTCAACGAGTGTCGCAATCGGGACAATACGGCCGGTTACTGGGGCGAGATGAGGCCCGGTACGTTTACCATGCACTGCACCAGTCTTCATGTCTTTGCCAATGACATGATCGCCATGAAAAAGGAAGGAATGAAGTCATGAAAGGGTCATCGTTTCCCGAGGCCAATCTCAAATTACTACCTCCTGAGGGTCAGGGGGACAAGGTCTACCCACTCCCCATTTGGCGTCATCCCGAGGGGGGCATGGTCATCAGCAAATGGGAGATGACGTGGCGTGAGCGACTTGCCTGCCTGTTTTATGGCCATGTCTGGTTTCATTGCTGGGGCAATACCCACCCCCCCATATCAATCGAAACCTCCTACCCTTTCATTCGAGAAACGCCCGAGGGGCCGGGTCTCACTCGACTCCTCCCCTTCCTTCTGTTGCTGTCATTCGCGGCCTGGGCCGCCGGGATAATGATCGTGATGGGGGCATGGAAGCCATGAAGCATATGATGATCGACATCGAGACCCTGGATACGGCGACCACCGCCGTAGTTACACAGGTGGGATGGTGCATCTTCGACAGGGAGAGCGTGGACAGTCCTGTGGAGATGGCTCTCGATATTGACGAGCAGCTTCGCAAGGGGCGAACGGTTCGCGCTGACACCCTCAAATGGTGGATGCAACAGCCGGACATCGCACGGCAGAAGGTGTTTGATCCCGAGGACGTGTACACCACCGCTTACCTTACCACGCGCCTCAAGATGATCTTGAGCAACGGTACAATCGAATGCGTTTGGTCTCACGGGCCTGCATTCGACATCGCAACACTGAAGAGCCTTCTGGGCGTCGAGCCTTGGGACTTTAGGACATTGCGTGACACGCGCACACTCGCGATGCTGGCTCCTTCAGCGCACAAGCCGGCACCCCTCACGAAGCACAGCGCCGGTGACGACGCACACGCTCAGGCGCAGTGGGTCCAGAATATGTGGCGAGAACTGGGCGATAATCTGGACGATGAGTACAGGAGGGGCATAGGGCTATGAGACCTAGTCGTCCACAGATGTTCATGGAAATCGCCCATACGGTTGCCAAGCGATCCACGTGCATGAGACTCAACGTCGGTGCTGTCCTGGTGCAGGGGCGAAGCATAGTGAGCATAGGCTACAACGGAGTGCCACCTAGCGCCCCGCACTGCCTGGGAAATGACTGCCCGGGAAAGCACCACTGTCATGAGACTACCCATGCCGAAATCAATGCCATTCGGTATCTGCCGTCCTCACTGGATTTAAGGAGGAAGCTGGACCTCTACGTGACGGATAGTCCCTGTCTCGACTGTTTCCAGGCCATCCTATCGGGCGACATAATCCAGCGCATTTTCTTCGCCCACCCCTACCGCATCAATGACCACCTGATCCAGGGAGAACTCCCCATCTATCGGATAACGCCCGCCGGCTATACCATGGACTGGAGAACGAAGGAGCTGGTCTTTGTCGAGACATGAGCGAATAGCCGTAGTCACTGAGAGTCCCGATGATTGCGCGAGGACCTGGGATGCCGTTGAGCATATTATGGAACCGCTGGAAGAACGGTATAAAGTCTCCAGGATATCGGTTCTTCCCGGCGCCCCAAAGAACGGTAAGTCCGCGACCAAGACAGAAATCAAACAGGCCAAGGACGAGCTTCAAGAGAGCTTGTCCGGTTTCAAGTATGTGGTAGCAGTCGGCAATACGCCTCTTCAGGCCTTAACTGGAAAGGCGGGTATTAGCAAGCTTAGAGGCAAGCCCCTCAAGCAAGACAATTTCATTCTGCTGCCGATGAATAACCCGGGGATCATCCGTCACGATGACAAACAAGAAGCCGTGATGAAAGCGGACCTAAAGTTTCTTGATGACATGATCAAGTTCGGGGGTATACCCGAAACAAAGGAACTCAACTTCCGTATAGTGGCTTCCGAGGATGACGTTAAGGAGATGTTGAGGGACCTCAGGGGCTCCATCTCCTACGATATCGAGACCTCACAACTCTACCCGTGGCGAACCCAGCACCTGGATAAGCACAATAACTGGGTTCAGGACCCAGTTCCTAAGATAGTAAGCTTGGGGTTTGGCACTGCCCGCAACCAATGGTGCATACCGGTCAACCATCCACAGTCACCCTGGACACAGGACGAAGTCATAGAGATCATGGAACGGGTCGATGAGATCCGTGACGACTTCGTCCTCATAGCCCACAACGGAAAGTTTGACCTCCTGTGGACATGGGTTCATCTGGGGATCCGATGGGAACTTGATTTTGACACGATGCTGGCGCACTTCCTTCTGGATGAGAATATGCGCCATGGCCTTAAATATCTGGCCCAAGTTTATTGCGGTGCACCCGACTGGGAAATCGACCTGACTGAGAAGCAGGGCATGAATGTCCCTCTGAAGAAGCACTGCAAGTATCTTGCCCATGACTTGTACTATACCCGAAAGCTTCGGTATGTATTTGGCAAGATGCTTCTGGCTGACCCGGAAGTTAAGCGGGTGTTTGACAAGATCATGATGCCCTGTGTAAATCTCTTTGTGGAGATTGAGTACGATGGCGTCTTCATTGATATGGATCAATTCGGCGAAGCTGAGGAGGTCCTTCGTGATCAGTATGATAAGGCACTTGCTGAACTCAAAGAATGGGAGCCCGAGTATGTCCTTGACTCCAAAGGGAGGAAGCAGAAGTTCAATTGGGGCTCATCCCAGCAATTGTCCAAATTGCTCTTTGTCGATCTCAAAATCAAGAGCCCCGAGCCCAAGACGGCGGCGGGGAATTATTCCTGCAGTGAGAGCGTTATCAAGCGGCTGGATCACCCTTGTACTGAGGCTCTTCTTCGGTTCAGGGAAGCCAAGCAACAGCTGTCCTTCTTCATTGACGGATGGAAGCCCTTCCTCCACAAACAGTCACGCGGCTATTATCTTCATCCGTCATTCAAACTACATGGCACTGTTACGGGAAGACTTTCATGCGAGCACCCTAACCTCCAACAAGTCCCGAGGGATCCCCGCATCCGGAGTCTCATATCAGCCGAGAAGGGTTGGACGCTCATTCAGTGTGACCTGTCGCAGGCTGAGCTGAGGATCGCCGCTGAGCTCGCTCGTGAGCCGGCGATGATACATGCCTTCACTCACGGTATTGATGTCCACTGGCTCACCGCCATCCGTGAAATCGAGCGAGGCGGAGGACTTAAGGACCTGGTCATCGGTACCGCCTGTCGCATTAAGGGCAAGAATGATATGCCCTATTCCGAGGCCATTAAACTCCTATTGGAGGTTGGCCATGAGATTGCCACAGAGATAAACAAGGAATGGAAGGAATACCGAAAGAAAGCCAAGGCCGTTAATTTTGGCTATCTCTATGGCATGTGGTGGAAGAAGTTCAAGATATACGCCCGAGACAACTATGGCGTCACTGTGACTGATGAGGAGGCCGAAGCCTCACGTACTACGTTCTTCGAGAACTACGCCGCCTTGCCCGATTGGCACAAGCGACAGAAGAAGTACGTCCGTCGCCACGGGTATGTCAAGTCGCTGTCCGGTCGCAAGCGTCGACTGCCCGAGGCACGAAGCGCTGAGGATACGCCTGAGCGTCGAGCAGCAGAGCGCCAGGCTATCAACTCGCCTGTGCAATCGTTCGCAAACGAGGTGAACCTCATGGCTGCGATACAGCTGCGCAAGGAATACGGTCGCAATGTCGTCAAGATATGTGGCACTGTGCATGACGCTGTGCTGTTCCGGGTCCGGAATGACATGGTGGAAGAGGTCTACAATCGAATGATGGAAATCATGAGATGGCCGGACTTGATGGATGAGTTTGATATCAAGATGACCGTTCCCATTGAGGCCGACGGTGATATCGGCCCCTGGGGTAAAGGCATTAGCCTTGGGAAGGCCAAGAAGGTGGCGGAAGTCCTGAAGCTGTCCCTACCTGATACACTGAATAAGTTTACCGTACCAGAAATCTATGAAAAATGGAAGGAAGCCGCATGAGCAGCCCATTCATGGTATCGCAGTCGAAGGTGAAGACGTTCCGTCGGTGCCACCAAGCGTACCACTACCGGTATGTTGAAAAGCTCAGGAAGAAGCGCAAATCCCGGCCCCTTCAATTCGGGACGATGATCCATAAGGCCCTGGAACGCCACTTCAACGGGGATGATCCCATGGGGTACTTTGAGGAGCTTCGGAAAGACGTCAAGGCCATGAAGCTCTTTGCCCAGGAAAGGGAGGAGTACGGCGATATCCTGGTCGACACTCAGGACATCATTGCGGAGTATATTCGGTTCTGGGAAGGTGACAAACTTCGTCCAATCAGGAAGGCCCATCGTGGCGCCGAGCATACCTTTGAGATTGAGCTTTTCCCCGGCGTGATCTGGAACGGTAAGCTCGATGCCCTTGCCAAGACGCCGAACAAACTGAGATGGCTGGTCGAGCACAAAACGTACACCCGGAAACCCGGTGATGACGAACGCTGGCGAAACTTGCAATCTGTTACCTACTTCCGGGCGAACGATATCCTGGGGTGGCAGCCTCTCGATGGCGTACTGTGGGACTACATCAAATCCAAACCGCCGGCAATCCCGGATATCCTGAAGGATGGTACGCTCTCTCAGAAAAGGATCGACACGCTACCCTCGACTGTGGAACGTACCATTGAGGAGCGAGGAGAGGAGGTGGACCAATACCCTCAACTCATGGCTTCCGCCGAGAGCAACAGGGGCGAGTATTTCCAGCGCATCCATACCCCCGTCAATCGGAGTGTGGTAGATCTGGTATTTGCGGACTTCGAGTCCACAATCAGGAGCATGGTAGAAAATCACGGAAAGTGCTCCGATATGAATATTGACAAGCACTGCTCTTGGTGCGATTATGAACCTCTTTGCAGGGCGAGACTTCAGGGACTAGACATCGAGTACGTCAAAGAAAGGGAATACGAAAGTGGCTCTAAGGGCAAAAAAGACGATGAAGACGGCGAGGTCATCCACAGGATCGACCACTCCCAAGTCCTTGCCAGTCAGAAAGGCAAGTGAGCTTCAGAGGCACCGGACTTGGGTATTCTACGGCCGAAGCGCCTCGGGCAAAACCACGTTGGCCTCAACCTTTCCGGGGAAGAAACTGCTGATCGACATTCGGGACGAGGGCACTGACAGTATCCTGGATGTCAAGGAGCTGGACGTACTTCCGGTCACAACCATCGAGGAGATCGAAGAAGCCTATTGGTGGTTGAAGCAGAACCCCAACAAGTACCAAACGGTGATCCTGGACACGGTTACCATGTGGCAGTTCTTGAAGGTTCTGGATATCGTGGGGGCAAAGGCGACGAAACTGGGGAAACAGCCCACTGACTGGGGCGTCATGACCAAGCAGCAATGGGGGGAGGTTGCTGGCTACATGAAAACCTGGATTACCAATTTCCGGGACCTGCCCCTGGAAGTGGTATTCACGGCCCAGCAGCGAACCTTCAACGTGGGAGAGGACGGGGAGAACGAGGGTGAACTCGATCCCGAAGTGGGCCCCAGCCTGTCTCCTTCCGTGATGAACCATCTATGTGCTGCCGCACAAGTCATCGGCTGCACTTTCATTCGGACCGTGAAAAAGTCCGTAGGTATCGGCAAAAAGAAAAGAGAGAAGGAGGTTCAAGAATATTGTATTCGACTGGGGCCTAGTGCCTCGTATATAACGAAATTCCGAAAGCCTCGCAGCATCTCGCTGCCGGATTTTCTCACCAACCCCACCTACGAGGATATCCTCGAGACAATTAAAGGATCCAATTGATGGCACGACGCACGAAGAACAAAGCCAAGCGCACAGCCTCTTTCGCCGGAGTCGGCAAGGGCTTTGCTGCGAACCAGGAGTACCTGGTCAAGGTGAAGGAATGCACCGTCGAAGAAGGCGACAATGGTCTCTACTACGCGATGAAACTCGAGGGCACCGACGAGTTCGAGGGCTCGGTCATATACCACAATGCCTCTCTGTCGCCGGCCGCTCTGTGGAGGACTCGGGATGTCTTCCAGGCCTTCCTGGGCGAGGTGCCCGAAGATGACTTCGACGTTGACGAATACGCCGAAGAGTTCGTCGGCAAGACCGCCATGTGCAACACCTACAAGTCCGAGTACAACGGCAAGACCTCGATCAAGCCCGAGGACTTCTGGGAAGCCGAAGGCGGCGCCGGTGGCGGTGACGACGAGGACAGTGGCGGCGATATCGACCTTGATGATCTGGACGATGATGACATCAAGGCTCTGGGCAAGGCCTTGGGCATCAAGTCGAAGCGCGCCTCCACGATCCGCGAAGAACTCGCCGAGGCCGATGAGGATGACGTGATCGCGGCGATGAAGAAGCTGGGCTTGGTCACGGATGACGCGGACGGCGAAGGCGAAGGTATCGACCTGGACGAGCTCGACGACGATGACCTGAAGGCTCTGGCCAAGGCCGCCGGCCTCAAGGTTACCGGCAAGACCAAGACCAAGGACCTCAAGAAGATGCTGTCCGAACTCGACGAGGACGACCTGGCCGCGGCTGCCGAAGAAGCCGGGATCGGCGGCAGCGAAGACGGTAAGGACGGCACGGTTACCGCGGACGAGATCAACGAGATGAGCCAGGATGAGCTCGAGGCTTTCATTGAAGAGCATGAGCTCGACGTGGATCTCGGCGACTTCAAGACTCTCCGCAAAATGCGCGCGGCGGTGGTCGACGCGGCCGAGGAGGCCGAAATCCTCACCGACGACTGATCGGGTTTCCGGCAACTGGCGGGTCTTCGGGCCCGCCTCTTTTTTTTTTCACGGATGGGGCTTCATGTCCAAGCAACCTGAGTCCAGGCTACAGAAGTCAATCCAAGACCACCTGCGAGCAACCGTGGGTGGTTGGTGGTTTAAGGTGTGGGGAGGACCATTTACCCCCGCCGGTATACCTGACTTGATTGGCTGTGTTGACGGGATGTTCTTCGCGCTCGAGGTCAAGCTACCTAAGAAGGCCTCCAAGCCCTCGGCTATCCAGTTAGAGACCATCAGGGATATTGTCATGAAAGGAGGCGGCGTTGCCACAATCGTCCGCAGCAAAGAAGAAGCAGAGGCCATCGTCACTGAAGCTTTGGCCAGAGCAGCAAGCCGTCTACGAGTTCGTCATCTCACGTCCCGCCACCGCGCTATTTTGCGAGCAGCGCACGGGAAAGACCTACGTCACGTTGTCCACTCTCCGGAAACTAGCGGGAGCGCCGATTAACCTTGTTACAGGTGAAGGCAATGACTTCTGTGGACTCCTTGTTACGCTGCTAACCAACCGAGACAGCACGTGGCTCGATGGTATTCAACAGTTTCTCCCGTGGTTGAATGTCACGAGCGACTGGGAGGAGTTCAAGAAGTTACCCAACCCCCGCATCTTACTCATCCATTACGAGATGCTCCCCAAACTCATCAAACGATTGGTTAAGTACCAGAAATTCAACTGGGCTTGTGTCGATGAGGCCCAGCGCATTGCTAATCGGGGTAATGGAGCCTCCCGTGCAATGGCACGTCTCAGTTGGATTAGACGCAAGCTCGTGCTAACTGGTACTCCACAGGAAGGCAAGGGAGGGGGTAAGAACGAGGTCGGCCATGGTGGCGAGACTGACTACTTCGGCATCTTCCGCTTCCTAGATCCCGAGGTCTTTGGTACGAACTGGGCTAAGTTCGAGAAGCGATACATGGAGTGGCCCACTGTTGATTTCAAGCATGCGCCACCCGGCTCCGCGTTATGGCAGAAGAAGGTATTGCAGCAGCGCATCCTCAAGAACAAAGCAGTCTTCCGCGAGGAGAGAAGGAAGGAGTTCATAGACCTACTCAAGCCCTATTGCATTCGCCTGACACAGGAAGATGTGGGCATCAAACAAGCTGTTATCCACAAGGTCGAGCTGCCCATGTCACGAGAACAAGCTCGATGCTACAATGAAATGCTCGAGCAATCATTTACCTTCTTGCCTCGCAGGACACGCACAGCGAAGCGCAGGCGTGTGCTAGCCGAGCTAGTCATAACGAACATAGCGAAACGCAGACAGATTGCTACTGGCTTCGTTTATGATGACGACGAACGCCTTCACGACCTGAGCGACATCAAACTCAAGAAAACCCTTGAGCTAGTCGATCAGCTACCGAAGCCCGTTGTCGTGTTCACGGCGTTTCGCCCCGACAATGATCTAGTCTATGAGGCACTCGTTGCCAGTGGCTATAATGTTGTACAGGTCAACGGCTCGACCAAGAAAAAGCTGAGACCACAGATATGGCGTGATTTCCAATGTGCCCAGTATGACGTTGCAGTGGTTCAAGTGAAAACAGGTGGAACAGGGGTTGACCTGTGGAAGTCGAGCCATGCAATCGTATATAGCATGACGCATTCCTACAGGGATTGGGATCAGATGAAGGCTCGATTGTCGGCCAAAGGGAAAAATGAACCTTCAGAGTTTTATGTGCTTTGCTCAAAGAATTCTATTGACGAGGACCTATTCGATCTTGTAATAGTTAAAAAGTTCAACACAGAACGAACGCTCCAACACCTGAAACGAGGATCAATATCATGGCAAAAGGAACTTCCGCCAAGTCGGTTGAAAAGGAAAAGGCTCCCAAGACGAAGGCGCCCGAGTCGAAGTTCGGGGTCAACGAACTGATCGCGGCGACCGGTCTGCAGGCTGCTTCTGTTCGCGTGGCACTTCGGGAACTCGGCGTCGAGAAGGCCGCGGGCGGCCGCTACGGCTGGGACAATCAGAAGGACTTCGACGCGGTGGTCAAGGCGATGAAGGAACGGTCGGCCAAGCGCGTGGCAAAGCCCAAGGATGACGGCGATGCCAAACCGGCGAAGGCCGCCTCGAAGACCAAGCCCGCCGGCAAAGGCAAGGGCAAATCGAAGTAGGCCCTGCTCGGCTACTAAGAAGCCCCGGTCATCCATGATAAGATGCCGGGGCTTTTTGGCGAGATCAGGAAGTCGAACGCTGAGACCAGAGCTGGTCACGTTCCTTGGCGGTGAAGGGAGTCTCGCCCTCGGGAAGCGCCGCGTTGATCGCATCAACATGGGGACGACCATCATCCATGAGTTGGTCTTCCGCCAGTCCTGCCGCCAGTTGAAGAAGCACTTCGAGCCGGGTGGGTGCAGCCTGGCCAGGATCCTGGGAACCTGAGGACTTGACAGTTGTCTCAGCAGGCGCTGCAGACCGGGCTTTCTGGCTCGAAACCTCGCCGGCTTCAGGCCCGCGCGCCGGGCGATCGACCGGGATCGACACGAATACTTCGAACCGTTGGGCAATGGACGGCCGCTTGAAGCGGAAGCTGACCCCCTGCATGTCGTAGTTGAGTCGGCCCTTCACATAGACGCCCTCGCCGAACTGCTCGGTAGCCCGGGCCTTGATCTCGTTGCAAATCCGATCAACGAGTTCGGTCGTGGCGAGTTTCTCACCCTCAAGAGCCTTGACAAAGGCCTCTTGGACTTGCTCATAGGTCTTCATTCAGTTTCTCCTCTGACTGTAGCAGTGATCTCAAGGGCCCACTGCAGTAGCCCATTATGCTTGCTTAGACAACTGGCAAGCGACTTCCTATCCCTCAACCACAGGGTCTCGGCTTCGGATTGAGTGACCTCTCGTTCCGGTAGGGTTACCGGGGGAGTACAGGGTTCTTGGAGAGAGGGCGCAGGAGTAACCGACCTCCCCTTAATGGACGGCATTGAGCCGGCGCATGCTGTCAGCACCAAAGGCAGGACGATCAGCATTGGGGTCTTCATCAGCTTGTCTCCTAAGTTCCTCTGTGAGGATCTCCAGCTCCCTTATTCGGAAAAGGCGATCCTGTTCCAGACGTGACAATTCTCGGTCCTTCTTGTCCAGGGCATCGTTGAGCTTCTGCACTTCCCGGACTTGTACCATCCTCTCCAGCCATCGACCATCAGTCCGACCCTTAAGATAAGCCGATCCGGTCAAGGTACCGATGATCGCCAGAACAGCAAGGTATACGTACAATCGGGCCACGATCATCTCCCCTGTGGGTTCAGTTGCTTTGACCAGGAGTCCAGGCCAAAAGCTGTAGCGGCAAACCCGTAAACCCAGACAGCCAGGCCTGTTGCCAGTCCTATGAGATCCGAAAGATCACGACTTGGATGGTGGATGGCCACATAGACAATCACAGCCACCAGCAGCCAGTGGAAGAGCAGCTGAGCCACGGCTACTTCTCGTTTGTAGGTTTTAGTCATGAGAGCCTACCCCTCTTGAGTGTTGGATTTCTGGCCGGAGACCAGTCTCGGTAGATAGATCGGTCGAGTCGGGAAGGATAGGGGCCAGCGGAAAGAGGCGGCTTCGAAGCGTCCTTTATCCACAGGGACAATGGAGACACTGTTGCTCTGGTTGCCACCGAGAGCGTAGTAACGATGATCATCCTCGCCTACGAGGAACATGACATGGCCCCCGCCGTTACGACTGATTGACGCGACACAGCCGTAGGTCGGTTTCGTGGCGATACCAAACTCGCGCCAGTTGAGAGCCCAGTAGGGGTTCTTGGCAAGTGCACCAGTGAAAGGTTCATTGGGGAGATGAAGCTTGATACCCGTCTCCACGAAGTCACCGCACCAGGGGAACTTGGCGGGATCGCCGAGAGCGTGTCCATCGGACGCCAGGATTTTGCGCAACTCGGCATTGTCACGGACTTCGTCGAGGCCGATCAGCCGGCGACCCCAAGCGATCCAGGGCAACTCGTCAAGATCGGTATCCAGTGTCGGCTGGTAATCGAACAATGCCTCCCAGGTTCGTTCGCCGACATATGCACGAGGCTTCAGGCCATGGGAGCGTTTGAAGGCGATGATAGCGGACTCGGTGTGGGGCCCCATCTCGCCATCGAGCGGACCCGGGTCAAACCCGAGCTCCTTCAATCGAGTTTGGACCCGAAGAGTCTCCACTTTCGTCATGGCGGAGTTGTCTTGCTTGGTCAGTGGCATAGCGTCTCTCCTCAGCTTTGAGGCGGTTGATTAACCATGTAGTGGAGTGCCACTCGAACAGAGCCTCCGGTGAAGTTACCACCGTTGGCAGTTAGAGTAACTGTGGTGCTGGCATAGTTGCCGGCCGGGCCGATGGTTCCTTGATTAGTAGAGCCCAGGGATATCCCGAGAGTGCCCCCGAAGCGAGCCACGGTGGAGCCATCCCCGCAGTCGAAGGAAGTGGCACCGGTGATCGCCGAGGTCACCCTTACGGAAGCCCCCAGTATGATGCACTGATTGGGGAAGGCAATAGTGGTGGTGACGGAAGCTCCCGATAGGGCGGTGAGTTCCTCTTCAACACAGAACACCTTTGTCTGTGCTCCATTCGCCGTCGGAGAGCTTGCTCCCAGCAGCCCAGCAAGTGACGACCATCCAGAGTCATAGACATAGAAGACTTCTTCATCGGTAACCCAGGAGATGAAGCCATTGAGTGGCGTGACGAACACCCAGGCGCCGTTTTGATAGACGGCGAAGTCATCATCATGGGAGGCCCAGGCACCCGTTGCCGAAGCGCCCACGATATACATATCCCCTTCCGACGGTGAACCGGGAGGGGCAGTCAGATCCTTGTCGATCACGCCAGCCTGGACGATGGCATCAAGGAGGTTGAGGGCCTCATTGACTGTAACGTGTTTCTGAGCCTGCGATGCTGAGAGCAGGGGCAGTACGAGTCTAGTCGTGTCAGCCATTGATTGTGGCCCTCCTTCCAATGCCGCGACCGACTAGGTCGCTAATCTGATAGACGATGATATCAAACGGGGCGCTGATCCCGTCGGTGGATTGTTGGGCGGCAGTGTATACCACGGAGGTGGCGTTTGTCACGGTCAGAGTTCTGACCACATTGTTGCTACCGTCCAGGATATCCACCTCGAATTGAAGATAGGCCTCGCTCATAGGAATATCGGATAGGTAGTCCCATCCATCAGAGCCGATCCTATCCCTCCGAACCCAAGAGAGAGTTATGTCGCCCGCCACGTCCTCACCTTCAATGTGAACTGGTGAGAAGGGCTTCAGACCACGACCAGTAAAGGTCTTGGTCTCGGTCTGATATAGACTGTCTCCGATATCCCTGTCTGCGGGACCATACCGAAGATAATACTCCCTGCCAATGTCGTTTATTCCCATCCCCAGTTGCTGAATAGTGGACTCAAGCAGAACCACCCTTGAACCGATAGGAAGACTGACTTCCATGTTGTCCTCCGTCCCGAGCTGCCCCCTGAGCAACTTGGTCAAGGTATATTGACGGGTTCCCGTAAGAGTAGCAGTCACGAATTGAACGATCTCCCAGCCACCCGAGCTATTCTCCACAGCTAGAGCGTTGCCCCCATTGAGGACATTCTCTTCCGGAAGAGACGAAAGCTGATCAGAGTAGATCTTGACTTTAAGTTCGTTGGCCTGGTCCCATACGTCAGTAACTCCGGGATTGAACACAGCTGTGGTCTCGCCGAGAACTGCCGGGGCCAACAGTGTGGTATCAAGACCGAAGTTGCCATTGGTGATCGACTTATAGATATTGACCCCGGACCAGGGAGTCACATAGCCACCCACGTAGGGCCTATAGGGGACGTCAATACTCCTGAGCATCGGGAGATCCATTAGGGCCACCAGAGGGGCTGGATCTACAACCTGAGTATTGATCCTCTGAGTCCTCGAAGATCCGCCCCCTGGCTGGAAAATCCCCAAGTCGAAAGACCTTCCTACAGCCATCCGGTAGGAGCCATCAACAATGGACTCTAGCCTCAGAGGCTTATCGAATGTGCCATCAGCCAGGGTGATAACGTCTCCGGACTCCAGATAGATGAACTCGGGAAGGAGACCAAACTCACCTATAGTCCTCTTGACCCAGGCCGAATAAAGCAGACGATCAATCATCTGCTGAGCCCGGGTATAGTCGATAACGATGGGAGTATCAGAGGCAGGCTCGGACTCAGACTCCACTGTTTCTCGTCTCTGAGATACGGCGGCCGGCTCATAGTCCTTGTAGATGTCGATATAGCGAATGCTCATTCCCACAGGAAGTTCGGATGCCTGAGACCGAGTCAGGACTATGGGTTCATTCTCTCGGGCTTCTGCGATATCCTCAAGTCCGACGGTAACCAGAGACCGAACCTCCTGCTGGCTTATGGCCTTCAAGTAGTCGCCCGACTCGATGATATCGAACTGATAGAGGGTCGCGAGGGGTTCCACTATGGAACGGAAAGAGGCCTTGTTCTGAACGACAAAACCGTCGCAGGAGCCATAGGCCTTATCGAAGTTATAGTTGGCGGTAATGTTGTAGTCCTCGGCCAGTTGATTGAGCAGATCGGGGACATAGACCGTATCAATTCTTCCACTTAGCCAATGACCAAATTGCCAGTTCTCTTGATCGGCCCATGTGTCGCCGTCTGTGGGGAAGGTCGGCCAGGGCCTGGCATCATAGGACCAATAACACATACGGGTGGTATCGAGCATCCTGCCGGCGTAGACCCCCGAAGCGGGGTTGTTCGCGTTATCTGCCCAGTACTCTACCATGGCCCTTACATACTGGCGCTGGATCTCATCATCTCGACCGCCCGAGGAGAAGTAAGGCACAGCACTCTCAGAGGACTTGGGATCATAGAACACGTTGGGTTGGTTGGTGCCTTTATTGATCGCGGGACAACCGAACTCGGTAAAGAGTATGGGCTTGCTCTCGGGAACCCAAGCTGTGGGGGACCCGCTCTCAGTACCACCGGGACGGTTGTAGTGATCATTCTGCCACCAGTTCACCAAATCCTTTTGACGGTACACCCAAGGCTTGGAATAGGCCCCATCGGTGATAGCGGTTCGCGTCTGGGATTGACGATCTGCCTCCGAGGCGTAGAAGTAGTCGTAATCCTCGCCCCCTGCGACCTGGCCTTTGAGATAGTCAAGATCATATATGGAAAAGCCCTTTGGGTTTCCGTAGGAGTCATTGCCCGTGCCATAGTCGGCATGACTGTCGCTATCCCGCCAATCCGATAGCTTCATGTAGTTGTCAATGCCGATGAAGTCGATATTGGCATCTGACCACAAGGGGTCAAGATGGAAGTAGAGATCATTGGTGCCATCGGTGGGACGATAGGAGTTATACTCGGACCAGTCCGCCGCGTACCCTAGCTTAGCTGATGGGAGAAGAATGGTCACCTGAGCCGCGAGGGATACTAGGCCATCCACGAAGGGGAAGTTATTGGATCCATCTCGAACCCTGTTGGCCTCCACCATTTCGGTACCGATGCAGAAGTAATCGACGCCGCCCGCTTCCTTACACAGCTGAGCCATATGGAGGATGAACCGACGATAGCCCCAATCTGCCCCACCAGAGAAATTCACGGTGCCGCCCGATCCTGAGAAGTGGGCTGCCGTAGCCGAGCCGAGGAAAGCGTTTGCTTGAGTGGCTGCAGTTGCCGATTTGTCCACAGTACCAACGTAGCCGATGGCTGGGGAGCAGGTGATCCGCCCTCGCCAGGGGTATGTGACTTGACCCACTCCTGCTGCGTTGTCGCTGTAAGGGTTGGGGAGCGTGTTCCCCGCTGGTATGTCCATCATGATGAAGGGGTAGAGCATGACCTCGAAGCCACGAGACTTCAGGTCTAGAATAGCACGATAGACCGACAGGTCATTGGGGGAGCCGCCAAAGGCCGGCTTACCGTTGTAGGTAGAGATAACAGTTGCCGAGGATCGAGTAAGCCCCGCCACAGTCCAACTTATGGGATTAGTGATCTTGGTTTGGTTCTCAACCTTGGGTCTGATTGTGCAATTCCCCATTCGAAGATCGTCGCCGAACCAGGCCACCACCAGAGTGACCAATCCACAGTTGGGTAGATTGATTTGAAGTTGATCCAGGGCATGCTTCCAGTCGCTTCTCCCGTCACCAGTATGATCATTCTCCACTAGGGAGCTGTTGTCGGGATACTTCTGGACGATCACGTTGGGGTCATAGCCAAACTCGGTAGTCCCGGGTATCAGGTCAATGCCCTTGATAAGATCGCCAACTGCATCGTTATCGGATCGAGTCACGGGCTTGGTAATCTCGAAGGTCAGTTGCGGGATGCGATTGCCAAATTTGTTAATCGGCATATCCTCGAAGACGATATAGGCCAGCCCCCGATAGGAGGGGACATTGCCACTACCATCTTTCTGTTCCATGAGCGAGTCGGGAGTCTGAGTTTCGGTGCCCTTATATACTCGATAGGTGTAAGCGCTCAAGTCCACCAGCTTACCGTCTGCCCAGATCCTGTGGACTCCCAGAATAGGACCCTCACATAGACCTACAGCAAAATTGGCGTAGTAGTTATAGGTGGTAGTGGTGACTTCGGAACCGCCACCGCCTCCTTTGCCGCCCGTCTTAGTAGTCTCCTTTACCACCTCTTCTCTGAGTCGGGTGGCCCAGATGATATTGCCTGCCGACTTGAACCGACCATACCCCCTAAGGATACTATTCCCCTCCACAGAAGTCATGACGCTGGCCTCTGAAAGACGGGGGCCTTCCTGAGAGGATTTGAGAGTGGGAGCGAAGAGGTAGTTGTCGATTGCCGACCCGACAACGGATCCGATTGCTTGACCGATCACGGCGCCTGACAGGCCGAAGATGGTACCGCCAAACCCTGCTCCGAGAGAAGCGCCCAAACCTGCAAGAAGAAGACCCGCCATCTATTTGACCTCCTCGGGAAACGAAAAGCCGTGGACAATTCGAGCCATCCACCAATCGTTTAGGGTAATCTCAGTGACTGGGGATCGGTTGTAGGCATGTATAGCCGACCGGCTGCCAGTCATGATCATGCTGTGCTTGGCCACGCGGCCTTCCTTCCACCTCACCATCACGACATGACCGGGGCCCAGTTGATCCAGGGGTACTGGCTCCAGGTATTTGTAAGCAGCAATGACCATATCCTCATTGCCATTGCTGTCACCCCAGTCAGCCGAATAATTGATCAATTCGGGGGGTTCCACATTGTACAATTCTCGATAGATCCCACGAACAAGGCCGACACAATCAGTGCCGACTCCTTTAAGTGATGCCTGGTGATGATAGGGAGTTCCCAGCCAGCTGCGGGCAATCCTTACAATGTCCTCAGTCCTTACCGACAAAGTTCCCTCCACCATCAAAATTGGGGTCGCCCGTATTGGCATACATGATAACCGTATTGCTTCCTGGGATATGGGGGAACCCGCGAAAGTTGACTGCATTGGCAAACTTAGCCTTGCAAGTCTTGAAGGTCTTGTCACAACCAGCCACTATGGTAAAGGTATCAGCCGGTTGTATCTCGAACGGCGTGGGCTCCCATAGACTGATGCTGGAGATGGAGCCTGTGTTGAAATGGGACTTTACCTCCCGGGAGATACCTAGATTGGCCCCTGACGTGAAAGTGAGTCTCCCCTTACCAAACCATCCTTGAGAGTAGGACCCCAGACTCGTCGTGGTCAGAGTAGAATAGCCATTGGTACTGCCCACCACTGCCCCGGTCTTGGTATAGGTTGCCCCTGAGATGTCCTTGCCACAACGAGTATCCCCCAGAAGAGCATCGCAAGCATACTGGTAAAGACGCCCCTTGACATTCTGAAGCTGATGGGAGATGCCTCGAACTTCGGTCTGGAACATAACCTTCCCACGCTTGACTTCGCCCAGGGTGCCCTTCTTCATGATGACCCGCTGAGTGACATCAGCCCAGTTGACCAGGTAGACCTCAATGTCGGCACTGTCATATCGACCCGCTTCGATATCGGCTTCCTTCAACTTGACCGAGTCGACTGCGCCATAGACATCCATGTTATCCACAGCCATGCCGAGTTGGGACTCAATCTCAGTACCAAGGAAACCGGTCGAAGCCTCGTAGGTGGTACCGCCAAAGGTCAGGTCCCGATCATGGTTGGTGAAACCCAGAACGGGGCCATCCACTCGAGTAACCTTCCAGCACCAGCACAGTGTGGTTTCTCGAGTCTCTAGGTGAGTTTGTAGGGCTGCGGGAATATCGGTTCTCATACTCGGATCTCCACCACTGGGATATCCTGGATACCGCCAGCGTCAAAGGCTTCAAGGTCAATCTGAAGGTAGTCCGTGTCAAATCTCACGGGAACATAGAATTGGAAGCCGGCGGTGATAAGATGACCGTTGGTAGGAGCCACATCGAAAGTCACGACCCCAGTGGTAGTATTCACGGTCCACCCTGTTCCGACTGCCACGTTATTGACCCCTATAAGGACCGTGCCGGCGACAGGCTTCTTGATGTCCCTAGAATAAGGCGAGTAGACGGACCCGTAGATCTTCTTGAGTTGAAACTGGGTCTCAACCCCGTCCCCTGTCCCGATCTCCATATCATCAAAGGCTGGAGTCTCCGTGGGGGCGCAGGACTTGTAATCGAACTTGTCTTTCCACAGGAAGCCGTGAAGCATCCCACGCCGCTCTTCGAAAAAGGCCACGATAGTGTGGATGTCATCAATGCTCTTGATGCCATAGCCCGCGTTGTACTCTCGCTTCGAGTCGGCCCACTGGGAATTCCGATGCTCGTGGCCCGATCCCGAAACCGAGATGATGGTCTTTCGCTTGGGACCGCCTCGAGAGCCAAACGAGATATCGGTGGGAAAGAGTACTTCATGAAAGGCCATCACTGGTTCCTTTGTCCTTTAGCGATCAATCGACCCATCTGAGAAGCCACTTGGGACTGGGATTTGCGGAAGCTCTCAGCATCCGGAGTCTGGATGATCATGGTGATCTGTGGGCCCATCCTACCCGAGTTCTTCATGGCATGACGGGTTTGACCGGCAGTCTTAATCCTACGGGCACCGGAAGGGCCATCTTGGCTGATAAGCTCAGCCCCTTCCTCGCCCGCAATAAAGTTCTCCCAGGGCATCCTTATGCCCCCTCGGGCATTGAAGCCGAGGTTACCCCCAAAGCCTCCGAAGAGACCAGTGAGCAGCCCTCCAAAGCCACCGGACCCGCTTCCTACGATTGATCGGAACAAGCCGTTCATGGCCTGGCTGAAGGCACCGGAGGCGAACTGAAGGAGCATCTTGTTGATACTTTGGATCAGATCGCTGAAGGAGAATTTGCCAGTCTCCACCAGTCGGTCAAAGGCCGAGGTAAAGATATTGGCAAAATTGTCAGCGGCCTTGCCCACAGACTCAGCCACTTGATCCATCGCTTCTTTGGTCTTCTCCGCTGTACCAGCCGCTTTGTTACCAATATCCTCCATACCATCAGCCGTTCGTTTCAGGGCATTCTGGACTGCCTGGTCTTTCACAGCGGTGAAGAACTCGCCCATTGGATCGGAATTCCAGATCTCGGAAGCGGTGGCACCGAAGTCTGACATGGCTTCGCCAAGTCCCTTGGTTTCATCCGCTGCCTTCTGAGCTGAGTACCGATAGAACTCGAGACTAGAGACCCAATCATATACGGGGTTCTCATCTAGACTAGTCCTAAATACCGTATTCATAGCCTTCGCTATGCCGCCCATCATTTTCTCTACGCTGGAGCCCAGCTTGTACAAGGCTTCCATAGCCAGGGCAACTCCGGACCAGAAAGCATTCTTGAAGATGCCCGGTATGCCTCCCACAGCTGCCCCGATCCCAGCGACCGCAACTCTGATGGAATTGATTAGGGTATTACCCACCCATTTGACTGAAGCTACAACCATATCCCAGGCCTTCTGGAAATAGGGAGCAATCCAGTCAATAGCGGGTTGGAGCTTTTCCATAATCGCCGAGCCAATGACTTGGAATACGGCTTTGATAGTGTCTCCCATAGATACTTGAGTTTCGGAGGTCTTGTTTATCTCATGCCGGAGACCAGCAAAGGCCGCAGCTATCAAAGCGATGGGCCAGGCCCTCTTAGCTAGGCCCCCGAGTAGACTGCCCATGTCAGAGAGAGCCATTCGAACACCGCCCTGTCCACCGTAGATCTGAGCGATCTGGGAGCCCTGTTGGATCATCACGGTCATCGGGTTCATACCGGTGGCGAGAGTCATGCCGATATCATTCAACTGATAACCGAGGTTCATCATCTGCATTCTGGCTTGACCAGCCGAACGAGCAAAGAGCCTCATAGGCTGAACGGGGATGGGCTTCACTCTGGAGGCAACTTGAGCTGCCTTAGCATACCCCCAGACCTCCTTCTGAGCCGATCTATAGGACCCCGCCACCACTTTCATTGACGAGGCGAGTCGGTTCATCTCCGATGTATACTGAGCCTGGACTATCTTGCCTTGGCTCAGTTTCTGGTTGAGCAGTTGTACATGGCTATTCACCTGATCCCAGGATAGCCCCATGGCATTGGTGGCTGCTCGGGTCTGAGCCACACCTTGGGAGAGGTCCCGAGACAGATCGGTCATATCCGCCCTAACCTGGACGAAGAGTCTCTCTATCAACCTACCGATCATCAGGATACTCCTTTGCCAATTCTCGCAACCGAGAAGATGTCATGGGGGTCTGAAAATCGCCGTACTCCTTTTGGATGTATCCTTTGAGGGCGGCCTGCCATTCCCGCAAGCTCATCCCCCAAAAGACCTGAGGAGTATAGTGGATGTGCCCGAAGGCGATCTTCATCCAGTATTCCCATGGCGTCGACCGATTGCCTCCTACTTTCCCGACTCTTCGCCCGCTCCGTCTTTCTTCTCATCGCCGAAACCCGCGGCCGCGAAGCATCGAGCAATCGCATCCATCACTTCGGGAAGATCCACATCCCAGCGGATCATGTCTTTTTGGGTGATGTCAGTATGGCCGCCTCCGTGAAGCAAGGCGATAAAGATCGTCAGGACGTCTCTCATCCGAGTTTTCTTCATCACGGTTTCGATCTCGGTCAGGCTCTCGATCCCGAGCCCTTCCTCAATCTGAGCAATGGCCCCGAGGGTCAGACAGAGCTTATACTCCGTATCCTCAGGGCCCTTGATCGAGACTTCCCCTCGTTGACGATTGGCAATAGCAGTCATGGTCCATTCTCCTAAGACCTGTGGTTTCAATATGCCGCCGGGAGCGAGAAGACGCCCGCGGTGACGCTGGTAGTACCCGAATAGTTGATGGTCACGGTACCGTCCGTATCCATGAAGGCCTCGGGGAAGGGGCCGATGATCTTCTCGGATCCCGAGGTCACGGCAATAACCTCATCACCGATGGTAACCACGCCGACCCCCGGCACTTTGGCAGTGGTCTTGACCGCGACCAAGGTGACGTTGATGGACCCGCCGCCGCCGTTCTTGACATGCAGAAAGTTCCTCTGGGCCGTATTGACCTTAACGGTATCCGAAGCGTTCACCGCAGCATAGGCCGGAACGATACCGTTAATGTCAATGGTTTGTAGAGTCAGAGCCGCCATATATTCATCCTCCTTAGATGGCAGTCCAGGTCAGTTCGCCGCCGGACTCGAAGGTCATCGAGTAGGTGGCTTCACCATTGTATTCGCCAGCATAGTCGATGGCGGTCACCTGGAAGGCCCCTTCGATGGTACCGAAGTCGGGGATGATGAACTGGTAGTCCTGGATGGCTTGGGTGAAGAAGTAGCCGCGGACGTCCTCCTCACCGGCGCTGTCCTTGAACACGCCCGAGCCCGTGATGGTCGCGGACTTCATGCCGGCATTGGCAAGCAGTTCACGCCATTTGTTGGTCGAGTCCGAGTCGGACACATCCACAGTCTCGGCATTCAGCGAGATGGTCTTCGAGCGCATCCCACCGACTGTGACGAACGATCCAGCGCCGTTCGAGTCCACCTTGATAAGGATATCGCTACCCTTTTGTGCAGCCATGTCTAGGCCTCCTCTGTTACGGCACGGAACAGCCCGATGCCATGGTAAAGTTGTCCCTCACGTTCCATTGTCCGACTCACGCGCCGGCAGTTCACCAGAGTGTGATCGGTCAAGGTATACGCAGTGACATCATGGAGCAGCTCATAGATCCGCTGCATGATCTTGCGGGCCCGCTTGGAGCCTTCCTTGTCGTCCCAGACATGGACATACACTGAATGCTCTTCGCCATTGTCCGTAGTAGTGTCCCAGTCATCACTCTCAGTGATATGGTAAACCACATAAGGATAGGCAGTCTCGCGGGGTATATAGTCGTAGACACGGGTTCCCACAGAAGCCTGAAGGGTTGCGTCAGCCCTCAGCGCCTCGATGTGGACTCTTAGGAGTTCTGCACTTGCGTCTTCAGACATCACAGAGCTCCCTTGATGGCGGCACGGATTGCATTGATGATCCTCTCCCTCCAGCGAGCCAGAGCGGGTCTAAGGAAAGGCCGGGGAAGCATCTTACGAGTTCCGTACTCTAGCTCCCTGGCATAGGGGGCTGAAGCGGATAGGGTGAGGTTGAACTGAGCCGGATCCACGTCCGTATCAACGGAGTTGACCAACATCGCCATGTCTTCGGCCGGAGCTTCATAAGGACGGGACGTTCTCACTTTCCTCGAGGGATTGGATCGAGTGACGATTGGACCGGACTTGGTTTTCCGGAGCTCGCGTTTGACATCTTGCTCCATAGGATCAGCCACACCCCTAAGAGCTCTTATTACGGCTGCCTGTATATCCCAGTCGAGCTTCTTCACTTTGGCTTGAAGGGAGGATAGGTTACGAACCCTAACGGTGATGGAAGGCATCAGAGGGGCCCCCCTTCTCTCAGAGTCAGGAACAGAAACTCCTGAAGATTGTTGGGATCGTAGACCTGCTCGACATAGTAGTCGACATCCCGAAAGCGAAGGATCATCCCGGGCTTCACCAGCGTATTGTATCGGAGCCAGCACTTGTGAGTGGTCACCTCGGTGAATTGCTCCCCCCACTGGCGCTCACGACCGGTCACTGGGTCAAGCCTCGCCCAGTAGTCCTGGATCTTTGTCAGGCCGCTCGGGTCCGCTCTATCAAAACCACCAGAGCCATCATCCGTTCTGGTGATGGCGTACAGGGAGACGCGGTGGCGAAGCTTGCCGATATCAAATAGCCGGTTCTTCGTCATAGCTTCATGACCTTGTAGCGGTTCAGGATGGACTGAACATGAATGGGAGAGGCGGCCTGGTTCATGTCGGATTGAGTCTTTGTAAACTCCCTATTCTCATACCAGTGGGCGGCGAGCATCTTGACGGCAGTCCGGAGCGGGGAAGGGACATCTGTTGCGACATCGCCATAGCCCGCCACGTATACCACCTTGACGCCGTTTCGATTGCGGGTGAATACGGGCCACGTTGCACCAGTGTTGAGGATCACCTCCCCCGGCGTCTTCGTCGTATCCAAGAAGTAGTTCGAGGCCGCGAACGTGGTTTCCGCATTGTTGTCGGCAAAGGTTGAGATGGATGTGACCGATTGCAGGGGTCCAATGGGCAGCTCGAAAGAGCGCAGATCTCCCTGCGTAATAGAACCTTCCCGAACACCATCCCACCATCCCAGTGGGTTCTGCGTCCGGGGGAAAGTATCCATGAACATGGTCCAGGTTTGCGTAATGAGTGCGCGCCGGGTGAATTCTTCCACATACTCTCGAGCTGCAGTAATGAGCGAGGTCAGCAGTTCGCCGTCGACCGACTCAAGAACCCCGTCACCTCTGAGATAAACGTCCATCTCATCGACCGTAACCACCTCGACTGCGGGATCGGTAGTGCGTCGGTTTGAGAGAGTCATGACAAGCTCCTGTGGACCTTATAGGGAAGGAAGCGGCCAGCCCCTGGGGAGAATAGAACTGGCCGCCCCCGACGGGTGAACGAGGATCACGCCGGCGGGTTGGCAGTCGGCAGCTGGTACGGCTCGAGGATGCACAGAACAGCCATCGGGGCATTGCCCGAGTTGGCCGTTACATCGTCGATCTCGATGGACACGTAGTCCGCCGAGCCCTTGTAGCCGATTTTGCGGGCCTCCCCATCATCAGCGAAGGTGAAGCCGGCCAGCGCCTCGGTTCCGATCAGGTCGGTATCAGCGACTGCAGTGTGGTTGGTCTGGGTCGAGTCCGAGCCTTCCTTGACCGTGACCGCCCAGGTGGCATCGGCGTCAGCCAGAGTCCCGAGCAGGATGATGAAGGTGACGGACTTGTATTTGCGAACGTCGATGGCAGCCGATTTCTGGGCAGTGCCGTCAGTGACCACCACGGGGGCAATCGCGACCACCGGATGGATGTTGTTCATAAGGTCCCGTTTCATGGGTATCTCCTTTGGCGAACGGTTACGGATGAGAGAGATGAATGAGGCCCGAAGGCCTCATCCCATAAGGATCACGAGGTGCCGAACTTCAGCAGCTTGATGGCCTCGTAGTGACCGATGCCGCCGCCCGTGCGCTTCGTCGTGTAGAACTGGACGTAGGGCTTCGCCGAGAAGGGGTCCCTGAGAACCCGGATGCCGATCCGGTCAACGATGATGTAGCCGCGGCTGAAATCACCGAAGGCCACGGAATAGGAGTCAGCGCCGATATCGGGCATGTCCTCCATTTCATGGATCGGATAACCCATCAGCCTGTCGGGCTGACCCTCGCGAAGTCCCGAGGACCACAGCTGGCGGCCGTCGGCGTCGCGAAGCTTCATCAGGGTCGAAACCGTCTTGCGGTTCATGGTGAAGCGAGCATTGCGGCGGAAGGCGGGTTTCAGGGCATAAACGAGATCCACGATGTTCGTGGTCTCGGCGCCCGGATCCGACGAGCTGTCGGCAAAACCGCCCGAGACGCCCGTGGCGATATAGCCGAGGGAGCCCCAGGCCCAGCTGTCATTGGCGAGTTTGCTGGTTTGGAGGAAGCCGAGGGGCTTGGCCGCACCGTTGCCGTTGACGAAAGCTGCACCTTCTTCCTGGGCGAACTCAAGAGCCACCTCGTCGGCGAGCCATTGATCAATGCTGATCGCCGAGTCATCCAGGATGGACTGGGTTGCCGAGGGATTGGCGTAGAGTTCCATCACCGGGAACTCGAGAACGTCCACGGTCGGCGTGTTGGTATTCGGGCGAGCCGACTGCTCACCGACCCAGCCGCTGGAGGCGCCGCCCATGGACACGCGCTTCTTGTAGGAAGCAGTCGAGACCTGGATGACCCGGGAGATCTGGCGCATCTCCGAAACCTCGGTGATGACCCGATCAATGGTGGCTTCCATCTGGACAGGAACCGTGTAACCGCCATCAGGATCCGTGCCGACCGAGAGTGCCTTCTTCTGGAGTTCGCCCAGTCCGTCTTCACCGGAGCCCTTGCGGAACCAGCCCTCAAAGGCCGTCTTGTGCTCGACCTGTTCGTCGGTGAGCTGGGCCTTGGTGCCGTCGGCAAGCATCAGGTGGGGTCGATTGTTCGCGAGGCGAAGCGAGTCGACCAGTTTCTTCTGCTCGTCAAGGGCGTCGGTGAGTTTCTTCATCTCCGCCTGGGTCACAGCGTCGGCAGTCTTGCCGTCGGTGGACTTCTTGATCTCCGCCAATTCATCGTCGGTCTTCTTCATGAAGGCGTCGAGGGTCCTGGAGAAGGCGTCGAGACCTTTCTTGATCTCGATGGTATCCGGCGATTTGATGTCATCGCCAGAGCCACCCGTGACATCCTTGATCTCAAGCGGACCGGCAGGGTGGGCGAATTGTTGATGTTTCATGACAGTCTCCGTTTCAGGGTTTCGTTCATCTGAGCCAACTGTCTGGCCAGATCATTGAGCCCGTCGTCAGGGTCGCCCTGTCCGCCGGCGGTATTGGCAGCATCCCAGCCGCCCGCAATCAACTTCACAGCCATTGCGTTGGGCATGCCTGCGTCTCGCAGTACACGTTCCACGTCTCGTTTGGTCCAATCGCCTTTCACCGAGGTAACGGTGGCTGAGGTCAGCATCGGGAAAGTGACCAGCGAGATCTCCCACAGATCAAGTTCCTTCAGTTGACGAGTGCCAGTAGCGTCGTCTCGAAGAGCCTTGATCGTGCGGTAGCCGATTGAGAGGCCGTCGATGATCCCGGCCTTCATCAGTTCATAGACCTCCTTCGCTTTGGGGACGGAGGTAAGAAGTCGACCCCTGACATGGAGGCCTGTGCTGTCCTCTTCGACTTTCTCCCAGATCCCGATGGGATAGGAGGAGTCATGCTGCCAGAGCATCTTGATCGACTTCGAGGAGCGGATCCTCAGGGAATTCTTGAAGGCGCCCTTCATAACCGTGTCACCGCCTTGATCGCGGTCACCGAATTTTGAAGCATAGCCCTCAAACACGCCCTCTTCGGAAACCTCCTTGAGGTCCAGTGGGGAAAACTTCTGTTCAGTGTTGGTGGTCATGATCGGCTTTCCTTTCTGGGCGTATCATAAGCCAGTTGTCCGTTTTATTCAATAGGGCCCCCATTAATGTTGGGGGTTCTGAGTTTAGTTAAGGGTAGAGTTGGGTGAAGACAGGCCACAGGAGGTGGCACCGGTGCTCGACGACCACCTCTATTCCTTCCAGCGAACCAGTGTGGAGAACCCAGGGGCCCGTGACCCATTCACCCTTTGGTCTGGATTTGGGCTGGTTCTCGTCCTCGGCTGGGAAGTCAACTCGGATCCGATCATAGCCCTGCTTGAAGGTGATGCCAATGAATTCGCAACTTCTGTACTTCTCGAACTGGACATAGACTTCCAGTCCTTCCTCGACGGGCTTGGATTGGACGAACTGCATTTTTGAGACGATGGGAAAGACGATAGACTCGAAAGTAGCAAACCAGGGGAGAGCAAGAAATAGGGTGAGTACGGCTATCCCCAGGTCGGATAGTACAGCATGGGTTAGTCTCTTAGCTGGCATGGAAGCCTCCTGAGACGAGAAAAGCCATCGCTGCAGTGATGATGGCAGTAACGATCAGCCACACTACTCGTCCTATGTGGCTGTCAATGCGATCTAGCCTCTTTTCGATGCTATCAAATCGCTGATTGGAATGCTCTCCCCGAACACCCTCCACCGCACGTTCACGGTCGACGGTGGTTCGCCACGTCTCCAGACTCTGGATCCGGTCCTCAAGTTTGGTGTTATCCGGCAAATCGACCTCCCAGTTCATAGTGGACTGTGCATCGGCAGTTTACATTGTTCTTGGCGGAGGCCGATGGATCTCCCGGATACATCATGCTCTCGCCTCCTACCTTGAAAGGGGCATTCAGCTCTCGTATTTGACCATGGGCTAAGGCATGGGCGAACCTCACAACTAGGTCTTCTCGAGATACCCATTTCTTGGTGATCCGAACTCCCAGAGAATTGGCCGCCTCCCAGGCCCCCCGCTCAAGAGCTGTGTGAACCTCTGTACGGGCAATTCGAAGGGCGTAGTTCTTAGTAGACAGGATGGCCACGATATTCTGCCGAATTTGCATGGGGGTCTCTCCCGAGGCAAGTTCCGCAGTAATTCGCCGGCGAAGGAAATCCTCGATCAGAGCGGCTCTTTGTTGAGAGTAGCGGCGAAGCTCGGGACGAATGAAGTTTAGAAGGAACTCAAGCTCATCATTCTTCTGACTCATGAGCCGGAAGATATGAGACATACCCTCTCGGACCACAAGCTCCTGAAACCGATAGATAGCCCCTTCCAGGTCTATACGCCATTCCAGGACTGCTAGGTTGATCATCGACTGAGGCTGAAGGGTCCAGCGAGCGTCAATGTGTCGAGCCAGCGCTACGTTCAACGCATAAATGCGCTGGAACATACGCTGTTCGTAGCGCATGAGCAACTGGCTCGATATGACGTGCTGCTCTTCAAGCATCAGGCGTTACCACCTCCAGCGTCGTCCTCTTCATCAAAGGGGTCATCCGATGAAGGCTCCTTGCCCGTGCCCGGGTCGGGCCTATCGGCATTGCGGGGCATCTCGTTCATGGGTGCCCAGATCGCCTGGCCGACTTTGCGGTCCTTCGCCTTATCATAACCGAGGGCCTCGCGCTTCTCATCGAGTGTGATAACGGTCGACTTCTCGACACGATCCCACAGTTCCTTGCGTTCATCGGCCAAGGCCTCAAGACTGTCGAGATCCGTGATGACCTCAAAATCCTCGCCGTAAGTGGGCATGAAGAAGTTGGTCAGATCCCCACAGACATGGGTGACGAGCGGGATGACAGTTTGACGATAGAGGGCACGAACCGCCTGACTGTAGTTGGTGTAAGTATTGTCCCCCGGAATGCCCAGAAGCTGGGGGGGCACACCGAAAGACAAGGCGATATCTCGAGCCGATTGCTGCTTGGCTTCACTATACTCCATGTCTTTGGGTGCCAGCGACATCTCTTTCCAGTCCAGCCCCCCATCGAGTAGAAGGGGGCGGCCGGCGTTCTTGGCCCCCTGATACCTCTCCTCAAGTTCTTTCTTGAGTCGGGTGAATTGCTCATCACTCAGAGCTTCGGTGCCCGACTCGCCGCCCGAATAGACAAGAGCTCCCGAAGGTCTTGCCATGTTGTCGAGCAGGGCTTTGCTGAAGACGTTGGACTGGTTGTGGACGTCGATGCTGTAGGCCGCAGCCTCCACAGGGGACATGCCGTAGTGGTCATCGGTCGGGTGAAATTCCTTGATATGAAGGATGGGCAGCTGATCCCCGGTCTTCGAGGGTACCTGGAACTCCACTGACTTTTGACCCACTTGGTAGATGTACTTCACCGGATAGCCCTTGGGCCCTGGAACCACCTTCATTCGATCCGGGCGCAGGACGAAGAGCTCCCGAACTTTTTGGTCGAGGATGTTGGGCTCGAGATAGGCGTTGCCTGCCAGCATCAGGAAGGAGTAGAGACGAACCAGGAGCTCCTGACGAGACTCGAAGGGGTTGGGTCGCTTGATCAGATCCAGGAAAGGGTGAGTCTCCATCTCCTTGCCGCCTTCACGAACCAAGAAGGGCATTTGAGCGGCGGCCTCAGCTACCAGACGAACACAGCGGTAAGACACCGCATTCATCTGGTAGCTCTCCCTGGAAAGTGCAGCGTAGTCCCTCGGCGTCCAGGCGGGTCTTCCCATGGTTTGAAGGTAGAGGGACTGTCCCGTTTTGGAGGCCTTTGTCATCATCTTTGGTGACATCCTTTAACTCCCTAGAATTATACCCAGCCTCGTGCGATCTTCCAATCCACGATAGCGGCGGCATAGATGGCCACTTCCGCCAGAGGTGAAGGATGTAAGCCCGAACTGTCATGAGGCACTGCACGGGCCGTCTCCCCTGCGGAAATGGCCTTTGTCGATCCAGTCTGTACGAAACTTACTGTATAAGGGCCGGAGCCCGTAACAGCTGTTACATAGCAATAGAAGGGACTGGTATTTCCGATGGCAAGTGCCTCTCCCAGTGTTGGGGCAGCTGTTAGGCTGATGGTTGATCCGCTAGTATAGGCTGAGGCGACGGTGGTACTAAAAGGTCTGATTGCCAACTTATCTCGTTCATTGATCAAATCATAAGACCCGTAACGCCAGGGAGCGATACTGTCTTCGATATAGCCTCCGGCGCGGAAGTAGGCTGCCGGGTCACCCAATCCATTCGCCCCACCCATGTCGGCATTGAAGAGCCAAAGTGTGCCGGTGGGATAGTCAGCTGAGATGGACACTGATTGATTGACCAGCGTAGCATATCCGTCTGTTGAAGTTGGGCGAGCGAGTATCTCGACTTGCGTAATCGGCTTGCCCCACTCTGTGGTAATCAGGGAGAAATAGGTCTCCATGCTCTCTCTAAGATTGCCCGCCCCCAGATAGGTAGCGGTGGAGGAATTAGTGCCGTGCTGGCTGATCACCTGATCGAAGGGCCAGGCGCCATGTTGGTCGTAGACCATCTTCAGCAAGTCCAACTTCTTCGCCCAATTAGCTCGAGTTTTCCACTGAATTGGATTTTGCCCCGGGATGCAGAAGTTGGAATAGGCCAACCTGAGGGAGGTAGCGTTGTCGTCCAAACCCCGTGGGATGTATCCGCTCTCACCACGGGCACTTGACAGTTGGGCTGGTGAAGAAGTTTGTCCGTAGCCGATACTATCCCCTACAATGATAAAGGAGGGTCTCCCATCCCCTCCTTTTGCCACCATAAAGCAAGGTGCATATACGTCGGAGTGGCCGGCTGAATTACCAACGGCACTACCATCCATCAACTTGGCGGCAAGACTTGAAGTTGAGCCGATATTGCCTTCGCCGAGTCCTATCGCAGTATTTGGGGTGACAGTTGGCAAATTCCCTGTGAAGGTGTAGGCCACTCGCCCAGTGACGAGTGTGTTGGCAGGGATAGTAACAGGGATTGCCGCAAGAAGCGCACCTGGGACCAGAGCTGGATCCATAACCACAGGGAAGGACGCCGGGGGAGCCTCATACCATGTACCGCCTACCTCGATAGACACGCCCTCGATGGTAATGTTATTGGCCACAGCGGTCTCACCCCCGGCAAACGGGCTGTAGAAAGTGGGGAAGGCGAACCGGGGATCCGTGACAGCGTAGTCTGGACTGGCAAAGACAAACTCGCCGATATAGAAAGTGTTGGTAACGTGACCGGCTCTTTGAATGGTGGGAAACCTTAACCGAGTGGCGGCAAATGAATAACGAGAAGTCGAAGTGCCGTAGCCATTCCCCGCATCAATAGTCTTTAGTTCATCAAGCCAGGGACCGATCTCCATACCAAGCATAATTCAACTCTCCTTGTCGGCTCAGGCGAACCATTCCAGGGTTCGGCCGTTCACGTCCTGAACCTTGGTACAGCGGAAGATGTTCACCCCTTTGAAGACCATCTTCGAAGCCATCGTAGTGCCATCCTCCAAGGTGACGCCGATGGTCCCGTCTGCATCAGCCACGATCCCCCGGGCAGTGTAGGTCTGACCCCCATGGGTAAAGACTGTATCTTCGGTCACAGCGCCGTAGATGTCCGGCGAATTCGTGGTTCCGCGGCGACGAGCGATGGAATTCATGGGATTACTCCTGATCCTGACAAGGAATTGCCGGGAGTATACCATGCCCTCAGTATGTCGTCAACACAATTGCGGCTTACGTTACGCACGTTATATGATGTTAGAGCTGGCGAATACGCGGCTCGGATTGCTTGCGGTTGCTCAATTCGGCCAGAGCCCACACAAGGGCATCCATCCGGTCGGGAGACTTGCCTTCCACAGTACCCGATGGGTCGAAGTCACACATTTGGTCTTCGAGAGTCGAGAAGCTGCCGACATGATGGACCCGGTTCTGCTCGTACAAGCCGGCAATCGGCTCAGCACGGATCCACTTGCCCTTCGAGGCACGGACCTTGATAACCTTGACTGTGGGATCCACCCCTTTGATCACGCTCTCAACCATGTCCCCGCCGTTATTGACCTCTGCAATGATCGCATTAGCCTGCCACTTGTAGTATTGAGAGACCGCCATTGCAGCCCATCCTTCCGGACTACGGCCCTGTACCGTGCTGTCATCGTGAACGTAGAAGTGAGCATGGTTGGTATTCGGAATGTCTCGACTGACCGTGATGATGCCGCATTCGTCTGATGTAGCATTGCCAGTCGCCGGTGGGTCCACCCCGATAACCGTCATGTGAAGATCCTCAGGGACATCAGCTTTCTTGTAGCGATTGGCGTCAATCAAGCCCTGATGGAACAGAGCATGTGGGTTATCGTCCAGGATCTCGGCCGAAAGTTCTTGGCGACCAAGTCGAGTACCCTCATATCGAGACACAATGGCTTCCCGGAAGGTCTCGGCAAGGTTATCGAGATTGTCGTAGGTATGGCCCTTTGTGATGAGGGTGGATTTTCGGGCGACAATCTCTTTGAGCAGTTTGGTAGGTTTGGGCGTGGTAGTAACAATCTGGACAGGCCTTCTTCCGAGTCTAAGTCCAAATTGAAGCTGATCCCAGGCCTCTTGCTGATACCGCCACTTGCAAAGTTCATCCAACCACGCTGCGTCATGTTGCGGACCCCTCAGTGCCTCCGGATCATCCGCCGAGAAGATCGTAGCTCGCGCTCCGTTGGGCCAAGTAAGCCTCTTCTTCGACGGTTCATAGTTCGGCCTGTTCCAAGGAGGGCAGACACTCATGATCCCACTCTCGCCTTCAACCATAACCTCCCGGGCGTCTCCCGCATCTTCGGCAACCAGAGCAATTCGCCGGTACTTGTATTTCTCCACAAGGTCACGAACAGCCTCAGCGCCGCTCCGAGTCTTCCCGAAGCCGCGACCCGCAAGAATTAGCCATGTCAGCCACGTTGACCCCTCGAGTTGAGGCAATAGCTGCTGGGGTCTTGCCCAGAAGGTCCACTGATACTGGAGCAGCGTGGCCTCTTCATCGGTGAGAGAGGAGAATAGCTTGATAAGCTGCTCGGGATCAACGTGCTTCTTCAATTCATGGAGATTGAGGTTGGCAAGGCTCATTCCTTCACCTCCGAAGTCACTTCCTCTTTGCCACAGCACGGGCACTGCCAGATGTAGAAAGGAGTGTAGCACAGGTTGCGCCTAATCCTCTCTCCATAGGGTGCCTGTCGCCATTGATGGCGCCCAAGAGCACATAGTAACTTACGGATCATTCCTTCACCTCGTAATCGCCCTCGATGATCAAGTCAGGGTTGCGAGGTGGCAGGGAGGGCACTTTGACGCCGAGTATGTTGCCGATCTTGCCCATGAGTGCCTCTGCCGCACCCTCGAACTTGTGAACATGGTCCACCGTTTGCCTGTCGCCGAACTCAGCAGGCATCCGGCTCTTCGCCAAGAACATGAGGAGCTGGTCACTGTACTCCTGCTTGTGGCCGACGACTTTGCCATCGTGATAGATCGCTCGTTTGACGCCCTTGACCCCTCGTCTGTGGACCTCGGCGCGGATCACATCATCGCCATCGGCCCTCGCGGCTTGGTAGTCAGCCTCGAACTCCGGATCTTCGGCACGCCGGCGCTGGAAGTACTTGGTCCCGCAACCACAGGCAGCTGCAGCATCCTTGTTCGTCACCCCTTCACGGATGAGCGCCAGGTACTGCTCTCGCATTTCGGTATCAAACCGACCCTTGTCATAGAGTTGCTTGCGCTTGAGGGTGAGCTTCTTTCCGGACGGCAGCCTGATCCTGTGCTTCGTCGGGGCAAGGGGGTCATTGATGAGCTTCTTCTTCATTCCACACCTTGAACTTGAAGCCATTGAGGGTATTCGCCTCATCCTTGGTCAGGACGAACCGCTGGCCGCAGATGAAAACGAACTCAATGCTGCAGCAGTCCGTCATCTTCGACACCAACTCCCCATCTTGGTTCCGGAGGTTCACCTCTTTCAGCGCGATGCTGGCCGCATGGGCCTTCAAATTCTCGACTATGTCCATAATGAGTCTCCTCTGTTACGCCATTGTGCCGAGTTTTGTGCGGTTTGTCAACGGCGTCGGCGTCTGGGCTGGACTCTATAATAGGCGTTGTATATGCGCTCAAGCGCCTGCGTATTGGGATGCTTATGCACCCAAATACCCGTATCAGGGTCGAAATGACGCTGAAAGAACCGGTCTAGCCGATGATCACCGGTCGCAATATGCCGTTGCTCGTGCACCAGCTGAGCCAGAAAGTCATAGGCACTGTCCGACATGATAGGTTGCTGGTGTTCATAGGCCCAGGCCGCCACAGCTACCTTAATCCGAGCGTGGCGAACCCGCTCAGTTAGCTTGCCCCACACGATGCCCCTCCATGAGTTTAGCTTGCTCGAGCCACCGGGTGGCATACGGATGCCCCGCCGTGGTGAAGGGGAAATAGATGATGGCTTTAGAGATCGCTGTGATCGCAGGATCTGAGTCCAGACTGATGAACCTGCCGAACACGGGCACCTGCATCTGGTTGGTGCTCTTCACCAAGACCGCCATCCGCTCCTTCACGAAGTCGAACTGACCCGCCTCCCGGCTATACAAGAGCTCAGAGTACCCCACATTCGCCATCAGCATCGTAGGGTAGACAGCCCAGAACGACTGCCCCTGCTTGAGCATCTGGATCATAGTCCGGTCAATCATGAAACGGGTCCTTTCCTAGTACCTTCCTGAACGCAGCTTTCACCGCATTGTCTTCTGTGGAATAGTGTCCTGGTATGCTCTCTGTACGCTGGTCGACAAAACTGCCGCCGGGGCAAGCGTTCCTTACCGTCTGCGGGTGAGTAGAGAACAGCTCGGCTATCTCCAGAATTGTCACCAGCGGGTGCCGCTGATGGTAATACCGGATATCCTGCTCCAGCGAAGTGTTCAGCCCTCTTGAAATAGCGACCTCCTCGTCTTCATGAGATCGGCAAAGTACTCATCATCCCACAGAGGATTGCCGAAGGTCGCCGCACCGATGGACTCCAGGTAGGCTTTCCCCTTAGGGCTGATCCCCATTTGATCGCTGCTGTAGCCATTTACGCCCATAGTGATGAAACCGAGGCGGTGGTATACCGAGGCCTCTTTCTTGGTAATGCCCCTGGACCTAGCACTTATGCCATCGGCGAGGGCGATAAACCGGAGAAGCTGGACCTGTTCTCGGGTCAGTGGGCCGTAGTCTACCGTGATAGTTCGTGTCAGCATCGCTTTTGCGCGAGCAGCCTGGGAGTTGTTCTGGGCGATAGTGTCCCAGGAGCTCAGCAGCTCTCGAATAGCTTGGTCTTGAGTTTCCCAGCGTTCCATGACTTCCTCCGTTTTTCTCACTGTAAGTTCAGAATGACAGAGTGTCAATACCGTTTCTCTGATTAAAGAGAAGCTAGTGGACCAAAACCTTGGGGCTATAGAACGGAGCCGGTCCACCCCCTAGGGCCATCTCTATAAAAAAATCACCCCGTCCATGGTCGGAGCGGGGCGCGATATAAACGGTCAGGGCAGGAGGGTCAGGATCAACTTATAGATGCCATGGTAGTGGATCGCGGTATACACGATGGCAACGATGGCAAGCGGATCACGG